TCTTGGCAGAAAATACATACTGCCATCGACTGCGGTATAGTCCTGATCACAGGAATCATATAATTCTTCGACCTTATAGTTGTTGAGCGGCCAAGAAAGATTACTGTAGTACGTATACTTTTCCGGATCCGGGACACTGGCAGAAGCCTGCGCTTCCTGATTGATCAACCCGATCGTGACCCTCATATAGGAATGATCGCGAAGCTGCTTTTTCATTTCCTGCTTATACGCATTACTTACTGCCTGCATTATTCCATCACCCCACAGTCTATGATGTTCACTTTGCAGTCCTGATACACGGTTGGAAGACCGTCCTTGTCAAACTGGACAGGTGTAGCAGTACGGTTTCCTGGATACATCCGGATCGTTCGAAACCGGTTATTTACCATATCAGGAATACGGGCAGTTACCACAAATTTATCAAATTCCTGTAACATTGCAGCCCACGTCTGAGCATCCAGCATCTTCCACTGCAACGAATCAAACTTATATTGATCACGACCCACCTTCTGACCCACAAATTCACCATTCGCATTCTTACCATCACTTACATTGGTAGCCACGACCAGATTTCCACCAATATCCGGGGCGGGAAATTCCCGTCCATTGATCATAATCACTGCCATATTCCCGCCTCCTTACGTTGTCCTCAATGTGTATCCAGATCTCTTCTCAAGATCCGTCAGCTTCTTCTTGATCTCACGGATATCAATGTTTACCGTCAGATCCAGATTTTCAATCAGGTCGATGATCTGCTTTAACAGATCCACCATCATCGCAAGATACTGATCACTCATATTTACGGTATCAAGGCTCATGGCACGTTCTGCCATACTCTGGAGCCACTGTCCATCTGGAGAATAACTCCGTCCAGTTCCTGCCGTTGTCAATGGCGGCGCTGCATTCCGGGCAATGGATGCCATCTGAGATACAATCGGAGCCATGCAGGATCTCATTCCATTCTGTACTGCCTGGGAAATACCCTGGGTAATCTGCTGGTTATTGGCAACTGCTGCACGACCGCCCCAGCTTCCAACAAGCTCCGGATTACCATCCTCATTGGCAACGAACATCTGACCTGACTTCGGGAAGCCACCGGAAGCATGGCCTTTTACTGCTCCGGGACCGCTATCTACATATCCACTATCGTCCTCATCAGAATCTCCATCGTCCTCTGCATCCTTCTTGGCTTTCTTAAAGAGGTTCTTAGCTCCATCAGTAACCTTTTTAAATGTATTGCTGATCACATCCACAATACCTTCCAGCCAGCCTGTGATATCACTCCAGACAGATTTCAATCCATCCCAGAGTTTATTCATGATGCCTTTGCCGATGTCAAGCATCTCATCCAGCTTAAAGACATCCTTAATCTTCTGCCAGATTTTCACAAACCACTCTTTGATCGCGGTCCATTTTTCTTCAATGGTAGTTTTTACGGAATCCCAAATTTCAGAAAGCTTATCCCGGATCGCTGAAAACACGGTAACCGCCAGCGCTTTAATACCGCTCCATACAGCACTTGCAAAACTCTTTATCGAATCCCAATTGGCATTCCAGTTTTGTGAGATAGCAGAAAGAATATTCGCAATCATCACGCGAATTGCCTCAAATAAGGTGCTTACGATTGTTTTCATCGCTTCCCAGACTGCTGCGTAGTATGTTTTGATTCCATCCCAGGCGCGTCTCCAATCACCGGTGAAAACGCCTACAACAAAGTCAATCAACCCACCCAATGCGTCCAGCACATGACTGATAACATCAGCTACTGCTTCAAAAAATATAAAAAACATATCAATAGCATTTTGTAAGTCTCTGGCTATGATTGGAGCTATATTTTCACAAAACCAAATGATAAATGGCTGTAAAACTTCCTCCCACACAACTCTTATTGCATCCGATACCTTTCCTGCAAACTCTAAAAACTTGTCGATCAAAGGCTGCAAGTATTCTAATGAAAAACTTTCAAATTGATCTGCAGCATCCTGAAGCACCGGAAGGATGTATGTATGGAAAGCATCTAATACTGATCCGTATATTTCGGAAAAACCGTCCCGAAAGCTTTGAATCAACGGCCGGATATGCCCATCATAAAGTTGTAAAAGACCATCAACAAAGCTTCTGAAGGTACTGGCAAGACTGGATGTCACTATCTGCAAAGCTTCCAGCGTACCATTCCACGCTTCCTTGATTTTTTCAGAATTCTTCACAATAGGAGTGACAAGCAGATCTAATATGTCAGTAGAAAATAAACCAGCCAGTTCCGTTGCTCCCATAAAGCCATCGGAAAATATCTGAATGATGTCCGCTGTGATCTGCTTTGCGGAATCGCTCCGGAATACAGAAAAGATATCTGCTATAGCAGAAGAAAATTCTCCTGTAATCTGCCAGAGCCCGCTTCCTATATCGAACATGGAAATCATGTATTCTTTAATTCTACCTACGTTCTGCTGCAGATAAAGATCAATCCCACCAAGCAGGTTATCAGCAATGGTAGCACCGATACTAGCAACCGAACCGCTGATCTGCCCCAGTGCATACATAACTCTGTCAGCAAATTTCAATGCGGCATTCTGAACTTCCGGATCTGTGGCAATTTCTTTTATCCTGTCTTTGATAGAGCGAATGCTGTTCTGGATAGAATCGAACACCGTTGTGTCACCAAATGCATCCCAGAATCCAGCGACAAACGAAGATTTTAACTGGTTCATCAAGTCAAGGATGCCCTTCAGCTTTTCACTGACCACATCCTCTCCCTGCGAAAGGCTTCCCATATCGAAATCATCCACATCATATCCACCGCTACCTGCAGAGTCTGAACCACTGCTTCCAGCATTATCTGACGGATTAATGATATTCAGCTCATCGATCCCTGTAGATATGCCTTTCATATCCTTTGCAGCTTTCTTCGCCGCGCTTCCTGCTCCACCCGCTGCAGTCCCTGCCTTATCTGCAGCCTTCGCTACGGCTTCCATTCCAGCTGCTGCAGCTGACGCACCGCCTCCACTGCGTTTCCCCATGACCAGCTCCGTAAAAGCACGGAACGCATTGGCCAGGCTCATCAGCTTCCCGATCAGTGTATTGACCACATGGATCACCGGAGACAGCACATTGATAAGCCCCTGTCCGACGGTGGCTTTCAAGCTATCAAACTGCAGTTTCAGGATACGCACCTGGTTCGCCCAGCCATCAGATGTTCTGGAAAAGTCTCCTGCTGCCGTTGTCAGCTGGTCCTGTACAAATTTGTACCGCAGTGCAACCTTTTCCATCTCGGACATCTTAGCAGTTGTTTTTCCAAAGCCATTCTGAAGTGCGTAGGCATCCAGGGCCGTCTGGGTCATAACAATTCCCAGGTCTTTTAAGCTCTCTGTCTCACCGGTAAAAACCGATTTCAGCTTTGTGTATGCTTCATCCTGGCCGATATTATAGAAAGACGCCACATCCCCTGCCAGGCCAGTCAGCGTTGTGGACATGTCATAGGCAGCCTTTTCCCTGAAACCGAATGCTTTCGCCATTGCGCCAAAGGTACCCGTAAAACGCTTCGTCATCGTCTCCGATAAACCAAACTGCTTTGCCGCATTCTGGGCAAACTGGTTAATCTGCTGGTTCATATGCGGAAAGGTAACATCTACCACGTTCTGAACCTCAGCAAGATCTGATCCAAGTTCGATGCAGGATTTGCTAAAATCTACCAGCTTTTTTATGGCAAATGCCCCGGCAAGCGCAGCACCCGCTTTTTTCGCCAGACCCCGAATACCGGTCATCTGCTTTTCAAAATCATTTTTATTTACAACCAGGTCAAGCGCGATCTGGCCGACGCTATCCTTGCCCGTATCTATCACCTGCCTTTACCATCTCAACCACCTCCGCACAGAGCTGCCATCATCCGTTCCAGTTCTGCCATCTGCTGATCATATTCCACTTGTGTCATATGCTCCGCTTTCCTGTCTCTCCATGCGTCATAAATCCTCTTCTGGTCACGAGTGAAGTGCTTGATCATGTCCTCATCTGTCTCTGAACGAATGGAAACAACTCGCCCCAAAGGAGTCTCCGGAGACAGACCAGCCAGAAGGGACCGGAACTCGTCCCAACTGACTGTCTCAAATTCTTTTGTCCGGATTCGCAACCCGTACTGCGTAAGAAAACTGGAAATGATCAAATCCCAGTCTTCAAATAAATCGTAGTACGGGTCACTGCTCTCCCGTGCCCACATCCCCCGTGATCAGAGAAACTGCCTCCTGAACCACGATCATCAGATCCCTGAAGCTGAGTTTCATTTTGTCAATCTCGTTGCGGGTCTTTTCCTGAAACATCATGTCATAAGCATCCAGAACTTCCTGCACTCCTGGATCATCATTTCTAAGTAACCCCATAACCTTTAACATGGTAGGCGCGTCTGCGTTTACTTCCAGTTCCTTTCCCTTGATCACCAGCTTCGGATTTCCATCAAAACTCAGCTTGTCCGTAATATCTACTATTTTCGCCATCGTCTGTCCCCCTTCCTGTTACATGGTTTCTGCTGGAGTAAACGTTGGTTTGCCATAACAGGTTACTTCAAATTCCAACGCATCAATAGCAGTCGAATCGCCACCTCCCGGAGTGGTAACATTCACTACCACATCGCAGGCCAGCTTTGCCCCGGACGGCATTGTCCATTCAAATTTTGTCATAACATCCTGTCCAAACTTCCACGCCAGACCTGCAATGTAATCATTTCCTGTATCACCGAAGGTTCTTTTTCCTTTAAAAGCAAAGCTGAGCTTCTTTCCGGTCATGGCTGATTTCGCCCAGCCACCTGCATCCATCGCATACCATTCCTGCGTAGTTCCATCAATGGTCGGTGCGAAATTCTCCAGATCAGCAGGTGTTACCATGTCCGCGCTCTGGCTCTCTAATCCCTTGGTA